AAAGATATCAAAATCCATACCTCCAAGTACTTTCATCCATTCAGACGCGTGTGCATCTTTATATGTTTTAAGTTCCTTGTCTGTATCGTTAATGAATCCATGAGGTGTCATAATAATCTTACCTCTTGACTGAACACCATTAATGTGATTTTTATCAATTTGGATGTTTGTTCTTTTAGCAAATTCAACTTGCTTACCATCTTTAATCGCTTTGATTTTAGATGTACCAGCGTTTGAAATATTACCAAATGTTACTACAAATGTAGCATCAAACCACATAGCAAATCCACCTTTGTTCATCAACTTTGGTTGACCCATAGGTACTTCTGCTTTTGCTGTCCAAACTTTATTAACACATACTAATGTATTAGTGTAAGGTGAAGATTCTTTACGTGACAGTGTCATTTTTTGGTTAACGTTGTTACCAAACTGTGTGCTCATTGCACCTGCATTCCACTCATTATTGTTCTTATTTGAACGAACTGATAATTCACAAGGTACCGAACCGATTGAATCCCATAGGAATAACAAATCATAAGGTAAATTGCCTTTTTTCTGTTCATCTAATAAATCAAGAATAAAAGCAGCTACATCTTCAATAGTGTGTAATGTTTCACGGTCAACATAGATAAAATTACCTTCGTAATTCAGGACTTCGCCTGTTGTTTCATCTACAATTTCGTTTACTTGCAAACCCATTTGAGTAGCATGCTCCCAATTCCATTTCATCTCAGTAATAATGAACACAGGTAGAACTTTCATTTTTTGAGCAGACACTGCTGCCTCAATCATTGCCGTTGTTTTACCTGTGTCACTATGACCTCGAAGTAGAACAATATGGCCCATAGGAATACCTGGTACTGAGGTTACTTCCTGGAAAGCAGGACTAAGAGGGATCCACCTTTGCTCTTTAAATTTTACATTTGAATTGAGCATTTTCTTCTCTTTAAACTTGGTCAAATCAAAGTTTGATCTAAGTTCTGAGGATAGAGCCGCCGTTAGCGATTCGCTTTTTTTAGTTTTAGCCATAATGTTTTTTAGTTTAGAAAGGTGAACCGTCAGTATCGTCTTCGTCTTCGAATAATGCATCAAATTTATCTGCTTTGCTTACTTGAGCAGATGCAGGTGTTTTGATTGAATAAGCTTTACCAACTGTTGGTGATACTTCTTCTTTTTCATCATCGATGATTGAACCTTCTTCTGGTTCCTCTGGAGTTAACCACTCTTGTAAAGCAGCTTTCATGTCTTCAAACGAATAACGTTTAAACACTTCCATTGGGTTAGGTTGGTTTTCTAACAACGCATTAACTTCATCTTTGCTTGCTGCTAAAGGTGTTTCCTTTACTTTAGGCATAATTGTAGTTTTGTTGTAGTTAGTACCAGTTACTTCAGGACCTACAGTCGTTAAAGTAATGTCGCGTCCGGTTGATACATCTGTAAAATCTCCAACGTCCTCGTTATCAGCAAGGTTCAAGAAATCCATGTACAATTCTTTACCAAACTGCCATAATTTAACACCTTCAGATTCTTCACCGCGAACGACTACAGGAATAAAGATACGCATTTTTGGCTCAACTTTTTTAGCTAATCTCCAGTTTTCTTTGTCTGAAGTTTGGCGAAGTTGTTTAGCGAACTCTACAATTGGATCTTTTTCACCCCAGTTAATAGGAGATACCATTGTGTTTTTACCGATACTATAGTGAAAATACATTTCGGTGAATGGGTTAAGCTTATTGTACTTAGAAGGTACAACGCGAATAACTTGTTTGCCAACAGATGGCTTCCAAAACACTGATTTCTTTTCACCCGATTTACCGGACGATTTTGACTGCATTGCTGACAGTCTGTTTTTCATTTCATTTAAATCCATAACTTATCAATTTTTATTTGTGACATTAATATAATAACTATTTTTTAATACTCCAAGTTAAAGTAAGCTCTCTTTCGAGAGCTCTTTACTTTATATGTTAGGGTGATTTATTTTTTATTTACCAGTTACAACAATTGGAGTATTTGGGGCAATTAATTTCATTTCTTCAGAAGATACTAAATCAGCTATTTTAGCGTTTTCAGAAGCTGCTAAAGTTTCTAAATCTAAATCTAAAGCTTTATTGTAAATAGCTCTTACTTTAGGATTTTTATTACCTTTTATACTAACTCCGAAAAATGGATTTGATGGTATAACTACTCCTTCATCATTTGTAGTTTGCATAATTAAAGGATTACCTGTCCAAGCTTTATCCCATTTAGCATCATCTGCTTTAACCTGAATAAACATACCTTTTTTCTTAGATTTATTATCTTCTAAATCATCATACAAATAATCAAGACATATTCTAATATCTGATTTAGGGATCTCTAATTTACTAGCAACCATTGAAATAGTTCCTTCTAATTCATTAGCTATTCTATCATATAAAGCTATTGTTTCAGAGTCTGCTTGAAAAGGATATGTATCTGATCCTTCATTTAATTTAGATCCGCCTGCTAAATCCATAGCATATTGTTCAACTTCATCAGCATCATATCCAAAATTTTCAACATCTTCTATATATTCAGCTTTACCATTAGTAAGTATATTAGCTAATACATTACCTGCTTCTCCTAAAGCATACTCTAAATCTTCTATTTTTTTAAGATCTCTTATAGCAGATTTAAATTCTTTTTTCTGTATAGGAGTAAGAGAAATTGGTTTTGAATCTCCGTCTTTTTGTTTTTTATTTGGTTGAGGGGTGTTTGTACTTTTATATGGTGGAGTGAGTTTTGATAAATTTAAATCTTTATCCCAAGTTAATCCATAATCCATTTCTTCTCCTGTATTAGTTTTTACTGTAACATTAGCCTGAACTGCTTTGTTTTCATCATAGGAGTTTCCAGATGATGTAACTCTAACAGATTGTATAGGGTCTAATCCGTTTTGTTTATTATAGGCTGATATTGCTGCGAATGCCATTTTTTCAAGTTCATCCCACTCAACATATATTAGTTTTTCTGCTTCGGTTAAACGAGATTGAGTTGTAATTTTATTTTCTACTAGCCATTTGCTAGCGTTAAAATTGTCTGCTTTTTTCATTATTTTATAATGTTTTTATAATCATAAATATACAAAAGGAAACCTAGATTTCCAAATGAGTTGTTAAAGTTCAATTATCTTGAATACTTTTGTATTTAATTGTTTAATATCACCATTTTGTGTAAGTAAGATACAATTTTTATAGTGTTGCCAGTTAACCCTATATGATACATCAACTACTCCACCGTTTAATTTTTTAATTAAATCGTTTAAAGCGTTAATTGTATATAGAGTGTTGGTTTCTTTCTTTCTATGTACCAAAATGGTGTTAACGGGAATATTTTCCACGTTGCCTTGATCCACGTTGTATGTAATTACGTATTCGTTTGTACTCTTTACAAAAAGCACAAACATCTTATTATACATGATACTGTATGCCTTCGAAATGTCCTCAATAAGGAAATCTAATGCCTCTTCTGTAACGAATGTACAAAATAACTTGTTATTCAAATCTGTAGTATTTAATTGGGTTGTCTCCCAATACATATTCCTATTCTTATTGAAAATCGTAGCTTGTTCCATAACCTATTTTTATCTGTAACTGTTTATTTTTAAATATTTCTTTTATTTTATCTATTAAATTTTCACTCTCATCGTAATCAAACAAAAAACTATCATAAGTATATAATACCAATTTAGTGTTTTTCCCTCTTAATAATTTGTGTATCTCCATCAATATACAAACATTTGTTGACGTCTCCACGTTTTGCAACATATAATTAAAAAGCTTTTGTGGATTCATGTTTTCCAGCTCACTTGCCTTAAACACATAACCAGACCCCGGAACTATAACTTCACCTAGATCCGTATATTCAGTCCATTTTTGATTAATGAATTTTGTTACTTTTTGAAAAAATTCGAGGTGCGCATATTCTTTAAAAACGCCTCCATATAGTTGCTTGAACGTGAGCTCTTTGGCTTCTTTGTAGCTTGTGCCATATAGGTCCGCGAATGCTTGGTGGACATCCACATCGCCAAAATCATAGGCAACCAAACGACTAGCGAGATGAGGATGGTATGCACTAATATCGAGCTCCACAAACCCATGACTCGATATGAAACTCCCCCTTGCGCCATTATCCTTGTTTAGTGCTGCAAAATTAATGCCGTTAAAAGAGTTACTTGGTCTACGTGTTGTTGTGCCCAAATTGTAATTGGTGTAGACTCTACCATCCGCGATTGAGTAAAGCGGATTAGTTGGTTTAAAATGTTTTTGAAACTGTTCTTCATCTATTTTGATTCCGTTTTTTTCGATTCCAAAGAATGCGAGTGTGGTTTTGTTGTTGTAAAAGTCAAAGTACGCTGGTAAATCATTCGTGAACTGCGGTTTAACTTTGTTATAAATATGTTCACACACTTCATAATGCTTAGCTACCGGTATTACTCTATTGATTTTAGTATAATCCGGATACTTGTTTTGGAAGTATGTGTGGGTTGGTGTTTGATCTTGTATATACGGAGGATTGAGTATGGATAGGTCGCGCAAGCCTTTAATTTGAAAATAATATAACGCGTTTTTCTTATCTCGTACCCATAACGCATTTATTCCCGTCAATAACTCGTTTACTAGTGTCTTATTAACGCTTAGAGTCTCGCTATGGTCAATACATAACATATACCCTTTTATGTCATTAGACGGTCTATAATAAACTAGTGATACGTCATTTAGAGCCGGATGGATTTTATCGTGATATGGAATTATCTCTATAAATGCTTCCTGTGGGTTGCTCTCTATTAAGTATTGTATTTGCTCTTGCGTCTCTATTAACCAAAACATTTGTCGTAACCATTTTATTATAATACTTAATATAATTAAACTTTAGGTATTCTCCAAGTCTAGGTAGTTTTTTTCTTAAAGTTGCTAACTCTACTGTGTTGAAGTTAATTCGTGCTACATCTTCTATATTGCCTGTTAAGTACCATGTTAAATCAAATGGTTCATATAACTGCCATAGTATTTGTGGGTCTTTAGCTAATAATTTAGCAAATGTATCTTGGTCAATTTCAACGTATTGAATTTCGTTTGTTTTTTTAGCAAATAATCTTCTAAATTCCCCGTTCTGGTAATCTTGTTGTGTTGGTAACACTGGATTATAAGATGGGATTATAGTAATTGTAGGGGTTGTTGAAGTTAAATTTAAATATTCTTCATTAATTTGCTCATAAATATTTGTTGTTGCAGTATAATTAGATTGAGCATTTTGGACTATTGGGGTATCAATAATTTGTACTGTTTGTAAAGGCAATAATTCTTCATTAGGTCTATCATCTTGATTTCTACCAGTAAAATATTTTCCGGTTGAAATTTTAAAGTAATATCCAGAATATACTTCTTGAGTATCAGCATTTACAAACTCACCACCATTGGTGTATAAGTTAGGAGTTATTTGTGATTTAGGAAAATACATGTTATGCTAAAATATCTTTTACAAGTGTGTTGCGGTTAATACCTGGTTTAATTTTACTTAAATCTCTAATAACATCAGTAATATATTTTTCTGTATTATTACCATCTGTTGGAGGAGCATATGTAAAAAAGAATTGAGCTAGTGTAGGGTTTGTTCCTTGTTTATATTTGTTACCACCTTTATAACTAACTATAATACTTTGATTACCTGTTGTAATGGGCATTCTTCCATTAGCCCAACTTTTAATTTTAGTTTCTACTAATGCCTTAGCTCCTAATTCAGCCGTTGTAAAATGAGCAAATCTATCAGGTCCATAAGGATTATTTTCTAATGTTACTCCAGGATCAATTGCTTTTAAACTATCGCTATAATCTAGATTACCAGGGTTATTATTTCTATAAGCACGGGTTCCTTTACCACCATTTGCTGTAGCATTCCATCCTTCTTTAGTACCAATAGAATAAGCAAATTGATAGGCTGCTGTACCTTCTGTATATCCTGCAGTTATTAATATTTGTCTTAAATCAGCATTTCCTCTAACTGCATTTGAATTACCAGTCCCTCTTGTTCTTTTTGTTTTTGGTTTTTGAGATGCTTGTTCAACAGAACTTTCAGCAACTGATGAACCAAAAGGATTTTTAGGAATAGCCATTGAATCTAGAGTAGTAGTCCATTCATTATTTTCAATAGTATTAGATATACCTTTAATAATAAATTCTAATGAATTAGGGTAATTTGTTGGTAAATAAGCAGTATCAATTATATATTTTTGATAAACTTTCATTCCTGAAAGTCCATCCATTTTTATAGATAAATCAAATGGTAAAAATCCACTATTAGGCGAAGCAGCAAATTTATTTTTTGATTTACCATCAGTCTCTTTTTTTTCCTGAGCTGCTATTGTTTGTTTTGCTTGGTCGTATTCATAAAAAGTAGTTGCTGTGTTAGAAAAAGCATTAATAGCTTCTTGGTTCCATTTTGGGTATTCTTGACCTTTCCATGAACCTAAATCTCTTAAAAATACGTTATATGAATTTATAGGTCCAGCATAATCTTGTAAAAGAGAAGCA